CAGTGTGCTTAATTGTACTTGGTGCGCTTGGTAAAACGGGTTAGCGGGCATCGCTACTAGCGTCGCCCAGATAACCGAATTAAGTTCACCGCGTTTGATAGGGTCCCGGTCAGCGCAGTCGTCAAACAATTGCGCTGCCTCAAACAACATCAGCAACCAATCGGTTGCCGCAGGGGGCAGCCGAAAAGTATCGTTAAAGGCGATTCGTAGTGAATCTAACGCAGTCACGGCGTCTTCCTTTCGTTGCGCTCGTCTAACTTCTTAAATATCAGCCCTAGCGTGGCGTCTACCTTGTTAAAGCCCGCCCGCATGTCGTCCTTAATCTCACGCACTGATTCTTTAAAATCATCGCGGCGCACAAAGTCCTCGTGCATCTGCTTGTCTAGGTCTTTGATGTCTGAGCGCATGTCTTTAATCGCTTCCCATATCATTTTTAAGGCCCAGCCGACAACGGCGCCGCCTATACCAACAATCCAATCAAACACAGCTTGCGAGTCCATTTTACGCTTTCCCGTTTATTGTTGCACCTGAGTTACTGACAGCACGATGGCCGGCGCCGCAGGCGCAAACGCCGTAGCGGCTACGGTGCTAACTGTTACGTTAGTGTCATCGGCTGCAAAAGCCATTTCAACGTAATCGTTGGCCGCTAAAGAAATAGTTTGGTTAAGCGTAATTGGAATGTAACCGTTATTGATGTCGGTTGTCACTAATCTGGCTGAATTTGGTATAACCACACCGTTCTTTTTAAACCAAATCCACACGTTTTTAGTCGAAGAATTGCCACTTGTTAATTGTACCGGCGCATCAAACTGGTACAAACCTGATTCTGGCACGACGATTCTAGAAGTAGGTGTGCCAATGGTGACACCGTTGCCGAGCTGAATCGAATCAAAAGTCAGCAAGTACTCAGTGTTAATTACTAAGGGTGATTGGTTAGTGGTTTTAAGTATTACTGCGTAGTATCGCACTTGCTCGATGGTGGGGCGGACAAATACAACGCCGTCTGTGGCGTCTGAGACAATGCAAGCCGCAAGCACAATAACATTATCCGGCGCAGTGGGTTTGACGTTGGTAAACGCCCCAGTTACAGTCGGCGATGCGTAAAGAACGTCGCCCACGGCAAATGCGCTGGTGTCCAGACCCCGTACAAATCCGAATGTCGTGCAGTAGCCTTTTTGCCCTGAGTCCGGCAAGTCATGGGTCATCACGCCAAGAATGTACAGACTGGATTGTACGCCGTTAGCCAAATACGGCTCGACCAGTAAAGCGTCAGTTGTAGCACCTGCAAACCCCACGACCGTGCCGTTGGGTATCGTCACGCCTGTCGTGTTGCCCACCCGAGCGTACTGCTCTTGCCCGATTTGTTGCACCACACCATAATCCATACCCAAGTCGAGCGTCTGGTCTGTGGGGTTGTAGGCAAACTTGCCTGCGGCTGGTGTCTCGGTAGCAGTGACGTCCATCTGTATGTACGTTGGCGTTTCTACGCCGCCGGTTAAGGCCGTCATGCTGGTTATATCGTCATTAAGCCCCAGAACGGCCGCTGAGAGGTTTGCACGAGCGCCTGCTGCATCGGTAGCCCCCGTGCCGCCGTTGGCCACCACGAGCGTCCCTGCAAGCGTAACGTCGCCTGTTGTTGCTGTGCTTGGGGTTAACCCTGTTGTGCCTGTTGAAAAAGACGTCACGCCGTCGTTAACGAGCGTGATGTTGCCCGGTGCGTTTAAGACAGTAATGCCAGCACCGCCAATCAGCGGGTTAACCGAGTAGCCTGCGCCGTTACCGATCAACAAGCGCCCGGCGGCGGGGATGACGTTTGTGCCTGTACCGCCACGGCTAACGGGAACAATGCCTTCGCCTGCGCCTGCTGTTTCGTATAAGTTATAGAAAAACCGATACCATTCCCGCGACATAAGCCCGGTGCGGGGGTCGATAAGCTCGACCCGAGGCGCGACAATTTGCGTGGAGTTGGGCGCAACAGCTATTACGAACTCGTTGCGGTCAGAGATAATTCGGCGCCGACGATGGCGATCTTAACGGGGTCGGTGCCACTGATCTCGTACACACGGTCACGCAGCTTGTCGGTCATGCCAAGCCTGCGCCAAAAGGTTCTAAAACCAAAATTACCCAACCGCCCCATGCTGCGCCAATGTTCGTACGACCAAGTGTGGCCACCGTCATCGGACCATCTAAGCATCACTTGTGGGTCAAATCCTTGCCCCGAGTTTAGCCCGACACCTGTCTCGCAGTTTAGTTGCAAGCTGTGTTGCGCGGTTTCGCTGTAGTTGTTAACGCCGGTAGAAAGCGCTCGCCACGAGCGCAACCAGCGCTGCGGGTGCGTGTCATCGGCGTAAACGTCTTGACGCAAGGCGTAAAGTTTGGCGTTCTCGAAGTCACCTAAGATAACTTGGGTGTTAAAGAATACTTGGCAGTTGCCTCGGTGGCGGGTGAACTGCCCGTTGTTCCAGCCTGCCCGTTCGTGCCAAGCTTGCGTGGCCACGTCGTACACCCAAGTGGTATTAGCACTAGGGAAAACCAGTACATAAAAGCTGTGGCCGTCTTGCTGGTAGGTGTATCCGATAGCGTCTGATAAGTCACCGTACTGCTGGATCTGCCACTCGACAGCGTGGGTCGAGATGCGTTGGCCGGTGTAGCCGTTAGCGCGGTAGACCATACCGTCACCTCGGTCGTCGCGCGCTAACCAAAACAGGCCGTTGTCCATCTTGGCGATAGAGTACGCCGATGCGCAACCGGTTTCGTTAAACGCACCTTGGATGCGTTGTAGTGGGAAGTCGGTAGCGCCTGCGTTGTACCAGACCTCAACCGTATTAGTTCCAAACACCCACAGTTCTCGGTGGTCAGCGATCAGCCCTACTACGTTATCGGGGTCGCCTTCAGCAGACGCAAAGTCCAACGGGTCTACTGAGGAACCGTCGAGCAACTGCGTCACCCAAATTGACTGGCTGTTAGGCTGGTTGAACACAAAATAACCGTCTAGGTAGCTTACGTTTACCGCGCCCTCAAAGTCAGGGTCGGTGATGGGCGCAAAGACGTCGGTTGATGCGTTGTAAATGTAGCCAGGGCCGTTGGCGGCGATGAACAGCTGTATGCCGTTATCCGCCATGCTGACTGGCCCTGAACCTGCAATGGTGCCAAGTTCAGTGGCTGTGTAGCTGGAATCTAACTTGTAGAGCTTGTCAGCGCACACGGCGTACATGTACGCACCAAACGCCCACAAGCCCCGCACTTCACCCGCACCGACCCCAAGTGTCACTAACGGGCTTAAACCCGGTGTGCGCTGTAAGAAGGCGGGTTCTATGCCGCCCTCGGGGATAATTTCGGGAAACAGATTGACCATTCGTGCGTCGGCGGCGTTAACTGAACGTGTTACATACGCCGAACCTAGAATAGGCGTCTTCATGCCGCATTGCCTGTGTAGACGTTAAACCGACGGTTGCTGTAGATCAGTGGGTAAGGCATACTCATAACATCATCAGGATTGTTGATGCGCTTGATGTTGCGCTTGCTCGTCATGGCGATACGCATGACCTGCCCAGTGGGTTCAACGCCAAACTCGGGCGCCAATTCGCAAGCCAAGTTGTAGCGAAACGCCCGCAGGTACCCAGGCGGAAAGGTTAGTTCGGTGGCCAAAACAGCCGGTTGTGCCAACGGCTCGACTGACACGATGTACCATTGCAAGAGCTTTGACGGCACGGGGTAGACGGTAAGCGTCACGTCTGGGTAAGTGTCGTTGACCCACAGCACTTGTGGGTAACTGCTTGTGACAGACTTCAGCGCAATGCCGTTGTACTGGTCTTGGTTGACGAGCTTAACGCCAAACGACAAGCCGTTTTCACCGTCTTTAAAATACGTTGCCGCATCGACTTGCACTGGGCGCTGCCCCACAAAGTCGCCTGTTGGGCCAAGTGTGCGTGATGCCACGCCCACGGGCCAGTTAAAAACTTGCGTCTGAGTGGCGTACACCGCCAAGCGCTCGGTGTTCCACGACTCGATCATCTGGTTCATGGACGCAAGCGAATCTTGTGCAGTATCGGCAGACGGTTCTTCACCTTCTGCCAACTGGCCGATCAAGCGTAACGATCCCTTAATGATGTCGCCTGCGGTTGCCATGCTTTACTCTCCTTGCGAATCAAAACTCTTGCGGGCGCGGCCACGCTTTAGAGGCAACGCATTAACCACGGGCGCTTCTTGAGCAACTTCCACTGGTGCTTTTGGCGCAGATGGGTCGAACTCTACCCAACCGTTGCGTTTGTCAGCCGCCGCTTCGTCCGTAGCGATAGCAACTTTAGCGCCATGCACTGGATGCTTTAGATAAATATTTGGCATAGTCTTCTACTTAAAAGTTGGGGGGCCGAAGCCCCCCAATCTAGGCTAGTTTAGCCCCACATGCGAACGGCCATTTCTGGACGAATCACACCAAAACCATAAAGCACATCAATACGGCAAGGCATACGGTCGTTGTTGATGTCGTACTGACGAACGATACGCATTGAAATGCCGTTGTGGACTTGGCGTGAAGCCATGTCTACGCCTTGAGGCATTAACAGGTCAGCCGTGGCGAACGTGATAGCGTCCTTGTGGTAGACCAAGTTCTGTGGGTACTGGATGCCAGCAGCGCCGATGAAGACAACAGCAGCACCGTTACCTGGCAAGCTGTCCATTGTGGCCAAGGCTTGTGATGCCGAGTACATTGGAGCAACAGTGACGGTACCAGCACCAGAGCCGTCGAGCGTGACGTTAGCAACAGCCACAAACTGGAACAGTGAACCGGTTGATTCACGGGTCTGTGGGTTGACTGCAAACACACCAGCGATGGTGAACACGTCACCAACTTTGATTGTGCCCGCAGCACCAGCACCAGTAATGGCGATGGATGTTGCGCCTTCAACGGTCACAGCAGCTGAAGTCGTGCCGCCGGTAGCGGTACGGGTGCCAACGGTGAACTGCTTGATTGACTGAGACATGTTGATTTCTTCGTAACCCAACACACCCATGCCCATCATGCCGTTCTTGAACTGACGGGAAATGGTGTCGGTGGGGTTGAACAAACCTTTCAAGCCCTCAACCAATCCAGCGTTAGCGGCTGGGTTGACAGTGGCGTAGCGTGGTGACATGACCGCTGCGTTTTCGTTAAGTTTCTGTTGTGCTTGCAACAAAACCAACGAAGTGGCTGGTGTCGTGCCTGGTGTGCCGACTGAGTTAGCAATGCTCAAGAATGAGTTTGCGACGTCAGCGTCAATGCTGGAGGCCAACTGACTGATGCGAGGCTTAAGCACACGCTCAGCGAAGTCGTCCAACTGCATGGTTAGCTCAGCAGATGTGAACTGAACGCCGATGTGCTTTTGGCTGTCGACAGTCAAAGTGGTGAACTGTTCGTTGTCGTCTTGCGCGGTCAAAGCAGCGCCGTCAGTAACCAACGCACGGTCGGGCAGGCGGATACGCAATGTAGAGCCGATTTTAGCGCCTTGGACGGCGAACGAATCGTCGTACTGGCGGTTAACGTTGCGGGTGATTACCAGGTTGTTCTCGAGGATTTCGAGAGACTTACGGGTAATCATGTCGATAGTTAGAATGCTGTTAGCCATGATTTAAAGTCCTTAAAAGTTAGCGGTGTCTAGCTTCCCAATTTTTCCGTTGCCTGTTACGTTCAGCCTCAATCCACTCTGACGTACTCATCTCTTTAACAGCGCGAGGGTCGGTCGTGTCTAAAGTCTTCCCGTTGTTACCGCGAGCAGTAACTGGGGCAATCGGCGCTGGGGCGCTTGACGTTTTCTTGGTGGGCGGATTGTCAGCCAGTTTGGCCTCGATCTTACCCAATTCTTTGGCTTGCAGATAGGGCGACAATTTGGAAATGCGATTGGCTTCTTTCACGTTAGAGCCTAAGAAGTACGCTACATCAGGCCCCACATCGGAAGATCTAATCGTTTCGGCCATCACGTTGGTGATTGGGACGTTCGGATTGTAGGCGACTTGTTCAAAGTCATCGTACTTGTTCCGAGCTTCTTCTTCACGTTCGTGATAAGACTCTAAGATCTGCATCTGCTGCTCTTGAGCTTGCCGTTGCTGCAACAGTTCTACGGCTTTGCGTTCTGCCAATGCTTGCGCATACGCGTCTACCGATTCGAACTGGTCAGCGGGCGGAAGTTCTCGTTGCATGACAGGTTGCTGCTCCTGTCGCATACGCGTTTCTCTTTCCCACTTGCGTTGCTCTCTTGCTAACCGTTTGCTGACAATGGCGTCAAGTTCCTCTTGCGAGAATGACTTGGTGCTTTCTGTCTGCTCTACTTCCGGCGCTTGTGTTTCTTCAGATTCAGGGGCCGCCGTGGCCTCTTGCTCCGGCGCGGGTACTTCAGGTACTTCCGCTAAGTTTTCGACTTCTTCACTCATTGCTATGATTCCTTAGAATCCCCGGTCTACTGGGCCGGTACAGTATAAATATACAGCTAAATCGTTAAATAGGCTAGACCGTAGAGCCCAGCACCCGCAACACCGCCTAAGCCTGTTGCTACTGCGTCCCAAATGTCGGGTGTACCAAAGCCCATCGAGTCATACGCTTCTTTTAGTAAGCCAGCCGCAATAGCAACCACCAGCCCTGCTATCCAGCCACCAAATAGCGAGACTGACAACATAATCGCCAGCCCCGCCCAGAAGTGAGCTTGCTTATCAGGCTGGATCATTTTGCATCGCTTGGTATTCAGCCAAGACTTCTGGGGTGTGAGTAGCCGCACAAATTGCCTGAACGCGTGCGTCCTCTTGGCTGTAGTCATCGCCTGGTGCAACCACATGACGGTGAAACGAGCCTGATATTTGAGCGCCGCCTTCCATGATCTTGGTTTTTGTCCTGACTTGGACGCAACCGTTCTCAAGGACTTCGATGCGGTCTACTACTTGTACTTTTTCGAGTGCCATAACATCCTCCGGATGAGATCAAAAAGTTATACGTTTGGTGGGGCTTTTCTAATGAATGGCCCTAGATTAAATGTTCCTGATTTGTTAGCGTTGACACTAAATGTCATTGTCCCAGCACCAGTATTAACAGTAGTTACTGTGTGCGCTGGGTCTAGTAAATAGTTAAATTGCTGTTCAATAAATAAAGCGTCATCTGCTACAACATCATTTGATGTACCGCCGTTACTTTGTCCTACTGTCGTAAACGTGGGGCTTCCAGAAGTTGCTGTGCCAAGTAATGTAACTGAACTTCCGTACAATCTACTGCAATAAAAATAAAAATTCCCCCCAGTAATTGTTTCTAACAGTACGTCACTACCATCATAGTTGTTTTGCGCAACCATAATAATAGTGTCGGTTGACCTTGAGCGAATATAAAATATGGTGTCGGTAGCATCATGCCTAACAATATCGCCGGGGTTCATGCCGCTATAGTTGTAGGTATCAGCAGTTAAACCGGACGTTTTCGTAAGTGTTACTTCATTTCCTGTTTGAGAAATTGAAAAATCAGTACCGCCAAATACTGAAGAAAATGTCCCAGACCTTGCGTTAAGAACAGCGGTAGAACCGCTTGGAGCCATTGTTTTTGACCACAGCGATAACGCAGTTGATCTGTTAGTCGGTTGATTTGCGCCGTATATTCTCAACACCCCAACATCAGCACCAGTAATTAAATTTTTACCGCCATTAACCCGGGTATAAGCATTAACCCCGCCATCATAAACAATACTTGATGAAGTTATGCCGCCAGTTGCATTGTAAGCAAATGCCCTAAACAATGGTACAGTTCCAGAATTTGGTGAAGCGCTACTTGCTTGCACATTAACATCGTTTAGTTTTAACTGACCCGCAATATTGGCAGTTGCCATAAGACCATTAAAAGACGCGCCATCAAATACAACGTCAGTGTTCGTTGCGTCAAGCAAATACTTTGGGACACCTCTAGCTTCTTGAGCATCAAACCCAAAAGAACACCCTGTAAACACAATCGGTTCAGATGATGCCCCAGTTGTAGAATACTTGCCGATAGAATAAACCACTTCGCCGTAACACCCAGTAAAAGTACATGGTCCGCCAAGAGCTGAAGTAGCGTCAATCCACTTAATAATATTGCCAAATTCACAATTTAGTACAGTAAAAGACCCTCTACCTGTTTGTTTGCCTATTACGTTTGTAGACAGCCCAGTGTAAACCTGAACAATGTTTGTGTTTGTCAAACCAACTAATCTTGACTGCGTGTTGCCAGCAGAAACGGCATAGGTACAAAAATCAATGACACAATCCGTTAATCGAGTGTAATCCGCATTAGCGTTGTCATCGCTTGGTTTAATCGCAACGCCAACAACAAACCCTGTGATATGGACATCTTGGATATTTGTTTCGGATGACGGTGCTTTGCCGTATGTAGCATCTGGATAAGCCGGGGAGGGTGTTGAACCTGAATACGGGTCGATTGCGATAGCACAATACGGTGCGTATCTGCTGGCTGCATTTGCGTTTAAACTTGGGTCAACCCAGTTAGAGACATCCAAATCATCAAGCAAAGGTGCAAGAGTCCCAAGTCCTTTAGTTTCAATCCAGTTGTAATTTAGCCCTCTTAAAGCAAGATTTGTTATTGTTGTCCCACGCCCGCTGTTCACCGCAATCATTGGCGCGTTTGAAAAAGTACTATATATAATTGTTCCGGTAAATTGAGATTCACCTCTATATGCTTTGCCATCGCCATAAAGATAAACGCTAACAAAACTATTGCCAGACCCTAATTGCAAAGTTTTATCAATTCTGTACCTACCAGCAGGCAAATAAACAGATTGTTTAGATGTGCTAATTGCGTAATCAATAGCCGCTTGGATAGCATCAGAACTGTCAGCCACCCCAGTTGCATCAGCCCCGTAATCTAAAACATTAACAGGTATACCTGCAATCATAGAGTAAGTTACTTTGGTTAGGCTCATGTCGTGTCCTAAAAATCAATTAATGTTTATTGCACTTTGAATTACGAATTAGTTGTGTAAGTGCAAGTAAAAAATATTTGCGGGGTAAATATATTAGCTTGTGTTATAGGTGTCATAACACCAGCTTCTGATGTTTGTTCAACTGAAGCCCTTGCTTCTGCAACATTTATATAAGCCAACACCGTTCCGGTGTAAGTCATGCCTCCTCTTATGCTTAAAGAGATTGAACTATAGCTATTGGCAGAAAAGGGAAACCCTCTTATTTCAAGACTACCTGTTGAACTTCCGTTTGAATCTATGTACAAATTTCCTGTAACGGTAACCGCATTGCCTATTTTTGTGTATGTACCTGTTTGTGCAAAGTAAGTGACACCAACAGAAGCACCGTCAAAAGCGATTGTCGGTGTCCAAGTCCCTTCCTCATAGTCATCGAGCAACTCGCTTGTGCCTGTGCCCGGTGTGGCAGAAAAGTCGATGCCTTTGCCTGATGTGCCGATGACTAGGTTGCCTGCAATTACATTAACATCTCTGTTATATGCAATACGCAAGCATTCATCTGCACCATCATTGTTGAAAACCGATAGTTGCCGAGTTCCTGTAGTTTTTATAGTGTTGACATCGTTGTTCCCAGATGACCAAAGTTTTAATGCAAAAGCATTAGCAACTGAAGCATCACCACCTTCAACTAAAAACTTGGAGCCAAATCCCGCTGGGGCATTTGTGCCGCCAACATTAAGCGTACTAGCTAAAACTTCACGCCCAGCAGTTAAATTAGCAACTGATACTTGTTTTGTAGCCCCGCTTTGTACAATCGGCAGAACTTCAGTCCCGCTAAGTGGAGTAGTGGAAGCAGGTAGTGCAGAGATTTTTTTGTCTGCCATGATTAATCCTTAATTAAAATGGTGTGCCAGCAATAAAGTAGCGGTTTCCACCAGAAAAATACACCAATCTATTATTGGTAGCGTCTACCATAATTTGCCCGTTTCTAACCGCAGAGCCAGCAGGGATGCTACCAGCGGATACCGTTGCAATGTGAACAGCCAAGGAAGAATCAGCAGTTGCGCTACCGCCACCCAATTGAACAGCCTGAGTATCTTGGTTAATTCCAATCAAAGGCTGTGGGGTTGTATTTCCAATACTAGGTGATCTGCCAAAATAGTTGGCGGCTGCGCTTGTTCTAGCGTAAGCGTAATCAAGGTTAATTGAACCAGCTTGACCCGATAACTCTGCTTTTGCGCCTGAATTTGAATTGTAAAGAACGCCAGTAGGGTCAACACTAAACACACCGCCTTGCATACTTACGCCTGATGCAATCATTTTTGCGTTAGCACCAACAACAATGTCAGAATCACCAATGTACCCGCCTTGAACAATCATAGTTCGATTTGCTAAATGGCTAATTGATGGTAAGCCACTACCAAACCCAACAGCCATGCTAACGGCAGAAATAATATGTGGTTGTGTGCTTGTATCCCTTCGGGGGTCTGTCACTAGCGTTCGCATAAAACCGCCAGATTCGCAATGACCACCGTAAACCTTTATCGTCCCACTTGCTGCTTTGACTGCATAATCAGTTGTTGGTGCAAGTAAATTTGTACCGAAAAAAGAAAATTCTGCCCCATCATCTATATCAACAGCATTTCCTATCAAGCTAGCACCAGTTGAAATCCGACCACCAAAACAATGATTTCCTGAAGTGTCATTACCTCTAATTTTTAATTGCCCTTGAGTAGCGTTGTTACTTTGTATTACGCAGCTAACAAAAGACGAATCTGCTACGTCTGGGCCAGATGAATCCCCCCAACAAACTGTATTGACTAAACCACCGCTAAATCTAACATTTACAAATGTATGTGCGCTGGAATCCCCAGTTGTGACAACCGCAGCATCTTTAACTTCGCCGCCGCTAATTGTTAAATTATCCCAACTACTAAATGAGCTTGATGTCGCAAACGCAACTGTGTGCGTACCTGCGCCAGTTCCTTGAATAATTGAATTATTCGGGCCATCACCACTGAATGACATCCAAAGTTGTGCCAAAGTAATGCCAGAAGTTAAATATGTTCCCGCTGGAAAATATATTGCACCGCCGCTAGGAAACGCATCAATCGCCGCCTGTATAGCCGCTGTATCATCCGTTACCCCATCGCCAACAGCACCGAAATCTTTGACAGAGACAGTCTCACGCAGTTTGGCTTGGACGTTGGTGGCGACAGCCCCCGTGCCTGCTGGCACATAGGCCACTAAAGACGCATCAGTCACACCAGTAGATAGCGTTTCGGCTGACACAAACTTGACCAAAGCACCAACGTGCAGACCGTTTGTAAAGGTCACAACAGTCGAGCTGGTCTCAACAAAGCTATATGTGCCGCCTTCGATCTGGTTCACACCATCAACGTACACGACCAAGTTGTTCGTGCCAGGTTGGTACTGCATGGTCGTGAGCGTAAAGACCGTCTGGTCAGCTGTGGCCGTCTGCACTTCTTCGCTTGTGACAAAGTTCACAAAGTTAGAATTAATGCCAACAATGTTATCCCACGAGCCGATCAACTGGTCGGTCGAGCTGTAAAGCACAAACTTGTAC